AACTGTATTCTCCGTCTAGTACATAACATCTTTCTCTATACACTTCGTTAAATGCTTCAGTAACACCCGCAGTTACATAACCGTACTTAAACGAGTCTAATCCAACTATTCTAAATGTATTATTTTCAAGCCACTTTCGATGTTGTTGTACAAACACTGTTGGTGCATACATTGTATTTAGATGTATTCCTCTAGTATCAATAAACTCTTTGACTGATTTATCATGTATTGGGATTGCTTTGCTACTAAACATTTACCACCTGTGCTTTGAAAAAGTTAAAGAACCCAGTCATAGTGAGTCTTACATTTTCACCTGCGTCCTTGTCTACCCTAGTTATGCCATGTACTACATTTTTGTTTATCAGTACAAGTCTATTGGGCTTGGGTGCTACAAAATAACCCATGCCATGTTCAATCAATCCTTTTTGTTTTTCTGCTTGTTCAAACATTTCTAGTGTGCCTGTGCCAGCGTATGTGTCTTGTTGTTTTGTACCCGGCAGTTTGCGCATAATCTGTTTGTACTCTACACTGTCTTTGGGTAACACTAATAGCATACTGTCCCAGTTGATTTGCCAATGTTTGTGTAAGTAATAACTATAGGTAACACCGCCCATGTCTGTGTGCCAAGGATTCTTACTACCTACAGGATATCCATGACAACGCATAGCAATGTCTGTGTAGCCTGCTATATACTCTTGTGCTTCTTCGCATGTATCTGCAAATGTTTTTATTGCATCTGCCCATATGTCATAGTTGTCGTTGAATGGTGCATCTCGGAGAAAACGTTTGCTGGCTTTGTAGTTTGCACCGTCTGTGATGTGCCAGTACTTGTCGTCAGGTTGGCTCTGTGTCCATTCATCGCATTGCACTTGATTGAGCAATCTATCCCAACTCTCCTGTGGCAGGAAATCATCTACTACAAGCACTTCAGGTGTTTTCATTACAACTTTATACATAGTTTTCACACTTTCCTTCTCTGGTTAAATCCAATGTCACACAATGCAATCCACCATCCCAAAAGAACTTGTGTCTAAAGTTGAAGGGCACCATTTCTACTCCGTGACGTTTGAGTTGAGCAGCAATGTCAGCATCATACCCATTGGTGATTACAACCTCTGGAGATACACTTACAACATTTACATCGAATATAGTTTCGTCTACATGTCCAATCCAACTGTCCAACCACGTTGCTACATTTTTAGCACGTAATGGTTGCATCTTGCTTTGCCAAAACTGCTCCGGCACAGGTTGCTTGGGCACTTGTATATAGTCCCAATGTTTTAGTTCATCCGGTATCATCTCTGGCAACCAGCACATAAGCAAGCCTGGTTTGATTAACGCTATCTTACCATCTGCATGACCGCTTTCGTGTAAGCCAATCCACTTGGCATCTATTTCATTCTTGATCCATTCTAATCCAGAGTTTGTGCCTCTGCCAAACTGCCTGGTCATTGGATATGTGCTGTCATTGTATGGTGCTGTATGTATCAGCGTGTCTCCACACTTGAGTATGTTGGCAGCGTGATACAGCGGAGTGCCTTCGTGTGCTACATATGGCTGATAGAAGCTGCCAAGTGTAGGTGTAGGCATAGCACTATACTTTCTATTCAATCCAAATATAATATCATTGTAGTGTTCACGTTCGTAAAACCTGTTTGGATCGCCACCAATCGTGCCTACAACTTGCTCACCGTATACAACGTGCATATCACGTGGGCACACAGCAGGATAACGAAAATCTCCTTTGTACTCGCAACGTGGTCTATGTACTTGTACACCATAGCTTTCAAATAGTTCTGTAAGTTTGCAAAAATCTTCTTCTGACTCTTCAAATATTCTTTGTAGTCCGTTGCGAAACTCTACATCTTCTATGTGTGCAATGTCAGCAGGATCATAAACCTTGCCAACTATTATTTCCTTTAGGGGATCCCATTCTGTCCATATCATAAAACTATTTACAAAAAACACGTATTCAGAGGTTGACTTCTGATAAGTAATGTACTATATTAAACAAGTAAGCAGAGATGCTTACAACGCTATTTGAAAATTAAAATTTGTTATTATGAGGGGCAGCTGGCTGAGTGGTCGAAAGCACCGGTCTACTAAACCGACGAGGGTGAAAGTCCTCCCAGGGTTCGAATCCCTGGCTGCCCGCCATAATAACAAACAAGCGGGTATCGTATAATGGTATTATTACAGATTTCCAATCTGAAGACAGGAGTTCGATTCTCCTTATCCGCTCCAAATAATGCTCCTATAGCTCAGTTGGTAGAGCAACTGATTTGTAATCAGTAGGTCCGCGGTTCGAGTCCGTGTGGGAGCACCATTAAGCGGCTGTGGTGGAATGGTAGACACGCAGGTTTTAGGTACCTGTGCTTTACAGCGTGAGAGTTCGAGTCTCTCCAGCCGCACCATATATGTCAATGCAGGTTTGCTAACAGTAACCGACACTACAGGCGTCATGTCAACTACTGCGGCAAGGTTCGATTCCTTGATTGATACCAAAGTAAGCGGGTGTAGCTCAGTGGTAGAGCATTTCGTTGCCAACGAAAATGTCGTCAGTTCGATCCTGATCACCCGCTCCAATACAACATGCGGTTGTAGCTCAGTTGGTTAGAGTACCGGCCTGTCACGCCGGGGGTCGCGGGTTCGAGTCCCGTCAACCGCGCCATTATGTCCCGTTCGTCTATCGGTTAGGACGTCAGGTTTTCAACCTGAAAAGAGGGGTTCGATTCCCCTACGGGATACCAAATAAAAGTTAACTTATTAACACTAGAAGCTTTTTATGTCGGTGAAGTGTTACGGTAGCACATCAGTCTCCAAAACTGAGGGCCGGGGTTCGACTCCCTGCACCGATGCCAAATTACGGAGTATAGCACAGTCTGGTAGTGCGCTGCATTTGGGATGCAGAGGTCCAAGGTTCGAATCCTTGTACTCCGACCAAATATAGGAAGTGTGGCCGAGTGGTCGAAGGCGCTAGTCTTGAAAACTAGAGTACGGCAACGTACCGTGGGTTCGAATCCCACCGCTTCCGCCAATATTGAAAAGGAGTAACCATGTTTACAAATGAGTTTGATCACGACTTAACAACCATTACCATAATGGATGAAACAGGCGAACACAGTGATTTGATTATTGATGCATTTGATGATGTGGTGTACATACGTCAATACGACGAAGAATGGGACACTGATACTATACTCGAGATAACAACAGATATGTTCAACGATCTTATCAATGCAATTCATTCCACAGAAGGCTCCTTTCGAACTTTTAATAAATAGTTTTATGTTCAAAGCAGTCAAAGAAATTATTTGGCATCTAACATGTGGCAAGTGTAATAACTGGTTCACGTATGCAACTATGGAGGATAAAATGTGTATTGACAGATATAACTTTCATTGTCCGCATTGTGGAATCAAAGGAAACTGTACAATAGATGACAAATAACGAAGACATACTAGTCTTCGATTACGATTTTAACAAGTTAGCATTACTTGATTTTTGGAATCAAAATCGAGACAACAGCCAACCCTATAGCGACAAACGATTTGGTAAGTTTGTTATGAACAACTGGCGTATACTCAAGGACATAGAAATAGAGTATGCAAATATATTATGCAAATATTTTAATATAGATGCTGATCCAAAGTTTTATGTATTAAAAGCAAATACAGCACTACTTCCACATATCGATCAAGATACAACTTGCAGCATTAACTTTTTACTAAGTGATGGTGCTGCTCCGGTGCGTTTTGGTAATAACGAATATTATTACACTACAGCATTATTAAACACAACCCGCAAACATTCAGTTGACAAATATCCAACTGACCGTGTATTGTTTAAGCTAAGTATTAAGTATGAGGATTTTGATATAGTTAAACAAAAAATACTAAATACTATATCAAGGAGTTAATATGGGCGGCAATGTTTTTAAAACAGATGAAGGACCACTAACACAGCGTATTTCTACTGCTGATGTGCATCCAACTATTCAGTTTATAGAAAAAATCACAGGTTTAACATTTGACGAGGAAGACTGGTTAGGCACAACCGGTAAGAAAAATCACCCAGACGGCTCTTTTGAAAAGAACAGTTCTGGAGACTTAGATCTAAACACAGATGCAAACAAAGTAAGCAAAGAACAATTGATTGCTAAACTAAGTGCATGGCTTAAGAGTCAAGGTGTTCCAGAAGATCAGATAATGAATCGCGGTCGCACATTTACAGGCGGCTGGATTCACGATGCAGGTGATCAAGTTCACTTTCGTACTCCTATACAAAATGGCGCAGGTTTCGTTCAAACTGACTTTATGTTTACAAACAACCCTGACTTCCAGCGTGGAGCAAAGCGTGGCGGTACAGCACAATACAGCGGTAAAGACAGAGCAGTTCTGTTGTCTAGTATTGCAAGAGGCAGAGGCTATAAGTTTAGTCCTAAATTTGGTTTACAAAATCCTGAAACAAATGAATTGGTTTCCAATGATTGGAATCAAATCGCAGAGTTATTGTTGGGATCAGGGGCTAAAGAAGCAGATACGCATACAGTAGAAACTATAATCAAAAAACTTAGAGGCGATCCAGATTTTGATATGTTGACTGCAAAAGCAGCAGAGGATTTTGCCAAAGATGGTAAAGAACTACCAGAAAGTGTAATCACACTAGCAGATAAAAATCACAATCGCATTGTAGAACTATTAAAGGCAATGAGATGAGATATAGTGACTTTAAACTAGTAGAAGCAAAGCAGCTCGGTCGTGCATTTAATCACTTAGAAGACCTAGTATTCTTTTATGGCAGCGACGGAACTATTGAAGCATTAGAACATCTCAAAGATGTTGCTACCGATAGTGGTAGTAGTAGCATACGTATGAAATGGGACGGCAATCCACAAATATATTGGGGTAGAGAACGCAAGGGCGGCCCGCTTATACTTGCAGGACACAACGCATGGAGTAAGGGTGTAGCTGCTACTAGTAAAGAAGAAGTAGCAGACTTTATATCCAACAAAAGTGGCAATCCTAAGACACCAGAAGAAAAAGCAGCAAGAAGCGAGTTTGCACAAAAGTTTGCAAGTATGTATGATTATTTTGATAGAGCTACTCCACAAGACTTTGTAGGATTTGTATATGCTGATGGTTTATTTTTAGATCCGCCTGTAGAAAAAGATGGTGTATACACATTCTGTCCAAATCCAAAATCGCAAACTTGTTATCATGTACGTGCAAACAGTGAACTTGGTAAGCGTATAGATCGTGCTGATATTATGGTAGTTGGTCATGCGTTCTTCCCACAGTTTGGTATGTCAGACAGTAGTCAACAGCCTATGCAAGACTTTAGTATGTTTGATAACGATCCTAGTATAGTTGTACTAGGACCAGTATATAATGACAAACCAGTGCAAGTTGATACTAGTGCTATTGACAAAGTGGAAAACTTTGTTTCACAAAATAAAGCAGCTATTGACGGATTTTTAGCAGGTGTTCCAGGGCTTGCAGACTTAAAGAATATTATTTACACATATGTTAATCAAACTGCAAAAGCTAAACGCTTGGATAGTTTAAGTGCAGAAGACTTTTCAAACTGGTTGCAAAACAGTAAG